TTAATCTAATTTTTCTAACAACTTATATAAGAATATTTTAACTTTTTCTATTGTTGTTAATTTTCTATGTTTAGATAGTGTTTGGTAATATAATTTACCTATATTTATTTTATAAACATATCCAGTTGGATCGTCCATTACTGTAAGAACAGATGTAAAATCAATACATTTACCTACCTGTCTTGATGCCATTAAAATACTATATCTATTTTCTGTGTATAGTTTAATAATATCTTTCTGGTAATCTCTGAGTTTCATTTGTCCAACAGTACCATCTTCCAACTTAATTTTACAATAGTGTTCGGCGAAATAATATACTGATAATTTACATTTAATATATTCTTCCAACTCCTCGGGAGTCATAGCGAATTTAATACCTTTTCTACGTACTCCTTCCAGGTTGTTAAACCATAGTTTTTCTGTTCTTTTTAATTGTAGAGCTAGTTTTTCTTTTTCTAAAATCTCACGAACCTTTATCGTTGTTATGATATTGGTTTCGCCACGTTTAGCGTCAGCTCTAATTGTATCTTCTTTTTTCTTTGCCATAATTCAAAATTTTTGTCTAAAAAACTAGTTTCCAGAATTTTTTTTTAATATATATAAAATACTTTATGACCAAATTTATTAGACAAACAACATCATTTCTATTATTTTTTAAAAATTATTAAACCTTATATTGAGATTAGTATATAAAATCAATATGAAGTGGAGGTATTGGTATGCCGCGAAAAAAGAATAATTAAACATGACAGAAGATTTAGAACCAAAAGATGACGAACTAGAAAACCTAAATGAAGATGAAATAAAAGACGAACTACTCGAAGCTGATCTTCTTATGCAAGAAGAACTTGACTACGAAGAATTTGAAGAAAAATTAGAAGCGTTAGTTGATGATGATGTTGAAGATGTGGATGACGAAGATGAGAAAGAAAGTATTAATAATAGTATTAATTATGATGAGGCTGAAAGTGAATTAGATGTTTATTTTAAATACGGAACAAATAACCATAAACTTGATGGTAAACATAGTTTAAAGCGAGATACTATTTTAAATGGAAAATTGACGGAAGGAAATGATATTGACGATACTACCCAAATGCACGAATTCGAACTACACGATACAGGTGATATTCCAATAGAAAGAGGTAGTATGTTTGAAGAGGAAAGTAAACACGCTGAAGATGTTCAAGTTAAAAGAAAATTAGCTGAAGATGTTTATTATCTTTTGAAAAACAATACAGAATTAGATTTTAGATCCAATAGAAGAAAACCAAATAAAGCAACGTTTAATAATTATTACAAAATGCTCTTAGCTAATATTGATAAACAATATACTAAGAGTGAAATATTCGTTGAACTGGCTTACTACTTCACAGATAATATATTCAATATGTACAAATTATTGGATAAAAAATACGCCACAACAATTATCATGGAACTACGTGAAAAAGGGTTCTTAAATAATTTGAATTCTATCAATTTCATGTAAACTTCATGCTTGTTAGCATGTATAATCAAAGCTTTCTAGCAATTAAAAAATTAATATTAGAATATGAAAGGTAATCAATTTACAGACGAACTAAGTCGCGAAATATACGAACAAACATATAAATACGGCGATGAAACAATAGACACTACACAAGAAAGAATAGCCAGAGATATCGCTTCTAACGAAGTAGATACTGAAAAATGGACCAAAGAATTTCTTTCAGTATTAGAAGATTTTAAATTCGTTCCAGGTGGTAGAATTATATCTAACGCTGGAACACAAATCAGAGGAACGACCTACATCAATTGCCTCACTTCTGATGCTAAAGTTTTAACTAAATTTGGATATAAGAATATATCTAATGTTGAAATAGGAGATGAGGTTTTAACTCATCTTGGTAGATTTAGAAAAGTAATTAATACTATGGAAAGATTTTACGAAGGTAAAATAAATGTATATAATTCGTCTAATTTAACTTCTGATATAAAAGTCACACTAGAACATCCATTTTATCAAGGAAAAAATGAATGGGTTATTTCAAATAAAAATGAAAAGTTGGTTCTTTTTAATTATAAAGAAGAATGGAAGTGGAAAAATGGTAAGGACACAATAAACTTATACGATTATGTTAAGGACATAAAAAGAAAAGGCATATCTAAGAACTCTGTTATTAAAGACGATAAGAGCATATATACAACTACTGATTTCATAGGCGGGAACGGTAGCAGAGTAACAAAAAAAGGGGAACCTTTAAAAAATATTATACAAATAGATGAAGATTTCGCTTATTTCATCGGAAGATTTATTGGTGACGGTTCAACTTTTTGTGTTAATAATTCATATGAAGTAGATGGATTTAATTTAGTCTTTAATAATAAAGAAAAAAAATCAGTCGAAAGAATTAAAAATATTTTAGAAAAAAAGGTTGGCATTTCAATGAATGAAAATAAAGGGGATTTTGACGGATTTTATTTAAGAAAAAATTCTCCGCTTTTCTCATATTTTTTAATGAAAACATGTGGAAGATATTCCGATACTAAAATGGTACCAGATTATATATGGAAATCTGACAATAAGATAAAAATGTCATTTTTATTGGGATTATTTGATGCCGATGGAACAATAACAGATAGAGATATTAGAATAACGTTAAATAACGAAAATCTGATTTCAGATATACAAGCTATGTTATTGCAAGTTGGAATACCATCTACGAAAAATTCAGTTTACATTAAAGAATATCCAGATAAAGTTTATTATCAACTATCTTTAACTACATTATATTCTAAAGAATTCGTAAAATTATTAAGTAAAATTTATGATGATAATAGAATTTCTGAATTCTTATTGAAAAATATTTCAGATGATAGCAAAGGACAGTTTCAATATTCTGTAAAAGAGGAAGAAAATGATGTAGACGGTAAAATTTTCGTAGTAAATAAGTTTAATAAAACAGAAGAAGATCTATCTGATTTTGTTTATAATATTTCAGTTGAAGAAGATGAAAGTTATGTTATTAATAACGTTGTCGTTCATAACTGTTTTGTTGACGGATTCGTTGGTAAAGACCAAGATTCAATAGGTGGAATACTCGAGGCTCTAAAAAGACAAGCCTTTATCCTTAAATCAGAAGGAGGTTACGGATTTTGCGCAGACGTTATGCGTCCTAGAGGTGGTTATATCGAAGGTATAGCTAATGATACACCAGGAGCTGTTAAATGGCTTGATAACTGGAACACTCAATCAGACGTTATCACCGCAGGAAGTGGTAGAAAATCTGGTAACAAAAAGGCTAAACAGAAAATTCGTAAAGGCGCTCAAATGGTCACCATGTCTTGCTGGCATCCTGATATTGAAGAATTTATTACCGCTAAACAAACATCGGGTAGATTAGATAAATTCAATATGAGTTTACTTATTACTGACGATTTTATGGACGCTGTTATGAACAACAAAAAATGGGATCTAATTTTCCCAGATTTCGATAAAGTAAAACAATACTACAACAATAACTGGGACGGTAATATAGGTAAATGGATTCTGGATGGAAATCCAGTTAAAGTCTACAAGACATTCAAAGACGCTAACGAACTATGGGATCTTATTATGAAATCTACATATAATAGAAACGAACCCGGTGTTCTTTTTGTTGATACAATGAATAGATTAAATAACCTAGCATATTGTGAATATATCAGTGCCACCAACCCGTGTCTCGCTGGGAGTTCCATGATAGAAACTCAGCTTATCTCATTAACAATAAAGCAATTGTGGGAAGAATGGAACAGAGGAGTTAAACCATCAATTTTGGTTCATGATTTTACAAAAAAAACGGATACTTATGTGGTTCCTTCCGATGTTATTTTAACTAAACATAAAGCTTCAACAATAAAAATAGTGTTAGACAGAACACCAACTGGTTTAAAACATTCACATGAAATAATATGCACCCCAGAACATAAAATTTTTGTTACCTCAGAAATCGATTTTAAAGAAATAGGATATATAGAAGCAAAAGATATAAAAATAGGTTATGAATTAAAAACCCCGTATGGAACATCACCTGAAGTTATTAGTATTGTGGAAAATTATTCCGATGAGGATGTATATGATATTGTTGTATCGGGACATAATAATTTTTATGCTAATGGTTATCTAGTTCATAATTGCGGAGAACAGATTCTGCCTATTGGTGGCGTTTGTCTTTTAGGAAATCTAAATTTAACTCAATTTATTAAAGAAGATTTAACTGGTTGGGATTACGAAAAATTAAGTAAAGTTATTCCTGTAGCTGTTAGGTTTATGGATAACGTTAATGATTTAACTTACGTTCCTCTTGAAGATCAGAAAGATAACTTGATGAATAAGAGAAGAATTGGTCTGGGTATTCTTGGTTACGGTAGTGCTCTTCTTATAATGAAGAAAAGATATGGTAGTCCCGAGGCTATTCAACAAACAGAAGAACTTATGAGTTTTATTGCTAACACAGCTTACCAATCATCTGCACTTTTAGCTAAAGAAAAAGGTCCATTCTTACTTTACGATGAAGAAAAATATTTAAAGAGCGAATACCTGAAAAACCTTTCACAAGAAACTAGAGATTTAATTAAGAAATATGGAATTAGAAACTCACATTTACTTAGTATTCAACCAACTGGAAATTGTGTAAGGAAGAATACAATAATTAAAACAGATAGAGGCGAAATATCTATTGATGATATATTTAAATTGAATAAAATTGATATTAATAAATCAATTAAGAATAAATGGTATATTCCAATATTAGATATAAAAGCCAAAACTATTAATGGATATGGAAGAATAACAGGATTGTATATCAATGATAAAAAAAATATTTTATCAATAAAAACAAAAAACAACAATCTAATTGAAGGCACATTAGAGCATAAAGTTTTGGTTAAAATAAACGATAAAGAAGCTATTTGGAAAAAATTAGATGATTTAAAAGTTGGTGACAAAATACTAAAAGAGAAAATACGACCTGTTTAATTTTAATATATAAAATAAAAAATAAGTTGGTTGTATGAGTAAATTAAATTTGAGTTGGTATATAAAAAAGTATGGGGAAGAAGAAGGGAAAAAAAGATTTGATAATAGAAAAAACACAGTAAATACATTAGAGTGGTACGTTAATAATTTTGGAGAAGAAGAAGGGAAGAGGAGATATGATGATAAAAATAAAAATATTGGGAAATCTTCGGTTGGAAAAAACAGTTTAGAAGGATTTATTAAGAGATATGGAGAGATAGATGGTAAAATAAAATATGAAGAATTTGTTAATAAATCTAAACACACAAAAGAGAAATATATAAAAGAATTTGGAGAAAATATAGGAAAAGATAAATGGGAAAATTATGTAGATAAAAAGAAATCAACATCAAAAAGATCAATTGATTATTGGTTAAACGTCTTCGATGGCGATTACGATCTAGCTCTTAGGAATCAAAAATCTTATCAATCAAGAGGCGAAGATTTTTATGTGAATTTGTATGGTGAAGACAAAGGGAAACAGAAATGGGATGATAGAAAATCCGATCAAAGTGATAAGATATCTAAGTTAATGTTAGATAAAGATAATAGAGATAAACATATATTATCGAGAGATAATTTTATTATTAAATATGGTGAAGATGTTGGAAATAAAAAATGGGAGGAACATTTAAAAAATAGAAAAAATTTTAGAACCACTTATAATGATTTTATACTTAAATATGGGGAAGATGAAGGAAAACAAAAATGGAAAGAGCATATATTTAAAATAATTAAAATAGATCCGACATATTCAAAAGTTTCTCAATTATTATTCGATGATATATATAATTTATTAGATGATAATATGAAAAATAATATTTATTACGGTTCCTTAAATAAAGAATATTTTATATATAATAAAGATAGTAAAAAAATATTCTATTATGATTATGTGATGAATGATATAAAATTGATAATTGAATTTAATGGCGATTATTGGCACGCTAATCCTACTATTTATGTAGATGATTTTTATCATACAATAAGAAAAATGACAGCGAAAGACATATGGGAGGCTCAGAAATATAAAAACAAATTGGCTGAAAATAAAGGTTATCAAGTTATAGAAATATGGGAAAGTGATTATAGGAAAGATAAAAATTCTGTTAAAAATCTTTGCTTAGATATAATTAAAAATAAATATAAAAAAACATGAAAGAAGATATAATTGATATAGAAAAATTGGAATTAGAAGAAGAAATAATATCGTCCATAAATTTAATAAATGATTATACTGTCGATATAGAAGTTGAAAACGATCATCATTATATATTAAAAAATGGTATAATATCTCATAATTCGAGCATATTAGCGAATGTCGCTTCAGGTGGACTTGAACCAGTATTTTTATTTGAATACGTGAGAACTGTTATTCAACCATATGCACCTGAAGGTCTTGAATTACCACAGAGTGTAGATTGGGTTGGATTATCATTTGGAATGTCAGGTAAAGATGGTAAACCAAACCAAGAATGGAAATGGGTTAAAGAAGGTGATGAGAACATGTTAAAAACAGAATTTAACGGTATTATCTTTAAATATGATAGAGGTCGTGGTATTCTTAAAGAATCTGTTGTTAAAGATTACGGTGTTAGATTCTTAGAGTCTAGAGGTGAGTGGGATCCTAACGCAAATTGGGCAGCCAATATTAATAACTTAAAAATAGAAGAACATATTAATTCAATGAAAGTAATTTCGAAGTATATTGATTCTTCTATGTCTAAGACTATCAATCTTCCAAGTGATTATAAATTTGAAGATTTCAAACACGTTTATATTGATCTTTATAAGAGTGGAACTATCAAAGGTGGAACTACTTATAGGGCGGGAACAATGGCTACTGTTATTAAGAAAAAAGATGAAGAAGAAGTTCAACAAGCAACACAAGAAAATAATGTACCAAAACGTCCAAAAGTTTTAGAATGTGACGTAGTAAGATTTACCAATAAAGGCGAAAAATGGATTGGTTTTATTGGGTTGAAAAATGCTTCACCTTACGAAATATTCACTGGTCTTGCTGAATCTTTTGTTGTACCTGGTTGGGTAGAAAAAGGATTTATAAGAAAAGAGAAAGTAAAGAATAAAGAAGGTGTTCTAGTGTCAAGGTACGATTTTGTATATAAAGATAAAGAAGATTACGAAGTTATAATGACTGGATTAAATAGAGCTTTCCAACGTGAATATTGGAACATCGGTAAAATGACCAGTGCTCTTTTAAGACACCATATTCATCTTCCATCAGTAATTGAGATTGTAGAATCTTTAAATCTTGACGGAGACGTAATGGGAACATGGAAGAAAGGTATGACCAGAATGTTAAAGAAGTATGTAAAACCAGAAGACGGTGGAGATACTTGTCCAGTTTGTGGATCTAGTAATCTGGTATATAAGGAAAATTGTATATCTTGTTTAGATTGTTCTTGGAGTAAATGTGAATAAACAAAAAACCCAGTCAAATGACTGGGTTTTTCTTTTATACCTTTAAACCTAACGATTTTAAGAAATCCACATTGATAATTTTTTCACCAGATTTCTTTATATCATTGATTGCTTTCTGAATGACCTCCTTGCCTTTTGGAGTATCAGCGAGTAACTGCAAATTCCTATATCCCTTCCAGTGCATGATTTCAAACTTGTTTTTGTTTTCACCAATACAAATACCTTTCTTGTAGTCATTTTCAAGTTTCTTACTCACTTTAGCGTTCAGAGCATCGTTGATAAGATTATCTACAAACTCATCAAAATTAATACCGTGAGTTTTCTTAACAAACGCTTCTACTTTGGTGAGAATTTCTTTATTTGTCTGGTAATTATCGTGGTCTGTACCAGTAGCGCGAATAAATAATCCACCACCCCAACCGTCGTCATTTGCTGCTGCGAAGGTTTTACCATTCAAACAAACATCACAGTCACATGCTACTCCACCGTCGTGGCTACGCATAGTTTTCAATTTCTTAATTGTAATTTTCATATCTTAGTAGTTTTTAAAATTATATTTTTGAAATTTTATCAGATACTTCTTTAGGATCAAAAACACCCCAAGTGTAACCCAAACCATACCATGTACAACCTTCGGCATCATCAGTACCTAAACCAAGTTCAGGGGAATCTTCAATTTTCTGCAGAACTACATCTGGTCCACCCATATGATAAACAGCGAGAACAGTTGTAAGGTGTTTATACTCATCTTTCAGTACTGGTTTTTCATCTAATGGATCTGCAACATCGTCAGATACAGGTACAAGAATACCATTAAGACCTTTGAAAACATTACCATCGAAATCAGGAAGATTTAAAATCTTTGAGTCACTGTTTTCGAAATCCTTTAAAATCTTAGCGAAATCTTTCATCTTTCTTTAGGGATTAGTCATTGATTTTACCATATACTGTAACATCCCCACCTGATACTGATAATGAAGTTGTGCTTGTGAAAAAATCAAAAGCCTTTTTATTAACAACAATATTAGTGATGGTGTAATCTCCTTTTGCTGTAAGGTGGTTTCTTAAACCATTGAAAAGAGTGGAGCTAATATCAAATAAAATGTTTCTCTTTTTGTCCTTTGAAATAACGTGAGTGCAAACTAATACCACACTAACTCCATCAGATGTTCTGCAAAATGTGGTGTCGTAAGTATCAGTCGAAGTATTCATTGAACTTGTGGTTTCAGGTGAAGAATTTGGTTTACCTGAAACGAATTCCGAAACGGAAGAAGTAGCCATTTTACCATACTTGGTTGATGCAAAAATAAGTCCTACAAGGAAAATACCGAGGACAATGCAAAAAATTCTCTGTGTTTTAGACATAATTTGAATTTTTAATTATTGTTTGACTTTACAAAGATACGTAAATTTATATAAATAAAAAAACAAAAGATTTCGTCTGATTGGCAAAAAAAAATCTGGATTTTTCAACCCAGATTTTCTTTCTTTATGAATGCCATAATCACTTTTACAACATATGAAATCAAACGCTCATCTAATTCCACTTCTGGCGGAATCTTATGCCATTTATGTAAACACTCTCTACAACAAGTTGCAGTAGCGTGTTGTGCTATAAAAACAGGATGACCTCTGTAAGGAGTTTGTTTACCATCCTTTTCTGTTTTTACTTTGAGTTTCTTTGTTACGAAATCATTTGCGTGTTTTTCTATAACATCAATTCCCTTTTCATTCACGTATTGTTTATCTTTATCTTTCAGATGAAAGCTTGCTCTAAATTTAGAGTTAGATAATTTTTGCAATATTTTTTCTACGTCATTCATTACTTACTCTCACCATTATGTCGTTCTCAATCACTAAGAATTTAGGATGGAAATCGAACAAAATAGTTTCTTCTTTGTGATCTCCATCTCTTAATTTAAGAACCTTCAATCTGTACTTATTATGCTTCTTCATTTCTGTATTACGAATAATAGCCCAGAAAGTATCAGCAGTCTCAGCAACAGCTTTAGACTCAGGTACGTCTTGCAACTTAATATCATTTGCTCCCCATACACTTCTATCTACCTGTGTTGCAGTAATAAGTGCGATATTGAATTTATCTGCTATATATCTCAATCCTTCAGCCAAATGTTTTCCCTTCATATAAAGGTTATTGGATATTTCCTTATTGAGTTTATTAACAGACATAAGGTTGATATAGTCAATTACAACTATGTCTAGATCAATGCCACGGGCTTCTTCTAGTTTAGTAATATAATTATCTATATCTGTAACAGAGCAATCACCAGTGTTAAACTTCTTAACAAAGATCTTTCCAGGTGCGTCTGTATTGAATAAACCGTTGCCTTGATTTTTCAAAGCGTTTATTCTGTTCTTTATGAAAGTAGAATCTTTACTAACCTCATCGTAAGTATCAACGTCAATTTTCAATCTCATTGCCCCAAGACGTTTCATAACTTTTCTTTGGGACATTTCAACTGTAATTACAGCGACATTTTTTCCTTGGTTAGCTGCGTTACAAGCTATATTGTAGAGCCACATTGACTTTCCAACATTTGTCTCCCCCATGAGTACGTTAAAAGTACCTTTATCCCAACCACCGTGTAATATCAAATCGACATTTCCCCAGCCTGTGGAGATTTTATTTTTGGAGGTATCTTGTTTGTGCATTTCGGGATCGTCAAAGTCAGCACCTAAATCCTGATCATCGTCTTCAATGAGAGATAAGTTTTGATAAACGGCTTTGATTTCTGATGCTATGCTTGATACACTATCGTAATCGATCTCTTTAAGATTCCTAATTTTCTCAATGCTTTCGTAAACATTGTTCTTGAGTAAGTTTGATAATCTCCACGCTTTGAATTTCTTTTCAAGCCATTCTTGTTCGTGTACTGTATTATCGTTTTTTAGTATTGCTTTTATTACATTATTAGACACTTTCTCCTGTGGGTCGTGAAGTTTAATCATCGCGACTATTTGTTGAGGAGTAGGTGTTTTCTTTGATTTAGAAACTAAAAATTCGTCTCTAACCACTTTATAGATAAATTGAATATCTTCGTTCTTAAAGAACTCTGACTCAACTTTGTAAAACTGTGTAGGATGCTCTAATACCCAAGTGAAGAAAAATTTCTCCATCTGTGCATTCATTACTTCTTTTTCATTCATAATTGTTGTTATTCTTTTTTAGTCCTGAATGAGGACAGCATTCCCACATCAATGCTATTGATATTATATTAAAATATAATCAACAGCATTCCCACATCAATGCTATTGATATTATATTAAAATATAATCAATAAGATTAAATTAATCAAACAATTTCTCGTCGCTCACTTCATCGATTTCAAAATCAACGTCTTGCTCGAATTCTGCGTATTGTTCGTCTAAGGCTTCCATTTCTGTTTGATATTCTTCGTAAGAAGCGTACCTGAAATATTCATACACTATTGGTTCTAGTGCCTCTAAAACTTCTTTTGTAAAGACTTTACCGTTATATAATTGGCTGTCGAATAATGTTTTATCTAAATGTTTCACGTACCATTTGGAACCTGGATCGTAGGTTATTTCACCTGTTTTCTTATCAACGACTGGTTTAACCTTTGCTATACCTGTCTTTTCGAAATTTTCTATTGTGCAGAAAAACTCAAGACCTTTATAAGCGTTACATCCTTTGGAATGATCTATTTCGAACTTCACTTTCTTTGGTTTTGCAAGTCTGTTTTTTCTTGCCATTGCTGTGATAGTCGACCCGATTGCCCCAGTGGATAATTCGTCTTTGTCTTTATCTTCGAGTTTTGCTTTTGATAAGAGGATAATAATAGATGCTAAGTAATTCAAACCTTCACCACCTGTTTGTACTGTTTGTGGAAATAAATCCTGTGTGAGATAAGTGTGATTAGTAGCAAGTAATGGTATTCCTAAATAACCAAGATCATCAATAATAATTCTAAGCATTGATTTAGTGGCCTTTGCGCGGCTCATATCTTGTTTATCGTTGCCTTTGATCGCGTCTTCAATTTCTTTCTTTGATGCAAGTGCTCCAAGGCTATCAATTACGAAAATGGTTTTGCTAACATCTTCGCCTTTTTCTTTCTGTTTCTTTAATTCGTCTAATAATTGTGCTAAGAACATTTTAAGGTTCTCTACTTTATTACTTCTAATGAGAACAAATTTATTTGGATCTGAAGTATCAATTCCAAACATATCAAAATCGTTGTTCTCAATAGCAAATTCTGTATCGATATAAATTACACTATATCCGTCTTTCTGTGCGTTTCTTACTGTGTTTAAACAAATATAAGATTTACCCGTCTGGTAAGGTCCTGCAAAAATTGTGAATCTGTTTGTTGGAATACCACCTTTAAGAATACTTTTTGATAATAAGGCGTTAAGAATGTAAATGCCTGTGCTGATATATTTTCTTTCTGCTTTTAAATTGTCTATCGTAATCATTGATTTCTTCGACAAATTCTCTATAACACTAGATACTTTTCCTAAATTAAATCCACTGTCCTTTGCTTTTGATACTGTTTTAGCCATTTTTAATTGCTTATTTTTTTATGACCTTTTAAAGGTACATATTGACTTTTTATACTAATAAACCTGAAAAGTTTAAATTAAATATCATTCAGACCAATTGTTAAATATATATATTAAAAAATAAGAACATATACCTATGAACTTCTACCTAACACTTTGCAAAAATCGTAAAAAATTTGATAAGTATGTGAAAGTCAATAGAATAAAGAACAAAGTAATAATTGATATTAAGAGTGCTCTAGAGGAGAACGAAATTTACGACGATAAGTATAATGATTATTTCAATTTAATGATATACACTAGAATAATACAAAGTTTAAATAAGGGTAAAGATATTTATTATATTCCAAATTTCACAAATGAAAAATTGGACATTTATGAAGTGTTAAAAATCAAAAAGATATTGAAGGACGGTACTTATTTTAATGTTCTTATGTTTTTTGATGAATTCAAAGATGATACAAGAATTCAGAACGATGTGTTAACTAACATCGGTTTATTCGATAATTCCCAGTTATTGAAAGATTATTAATTTACAGAGTCTTTTTTTCAATTTGTAATGTCGCGTTTTTAATATATAAAAGAAAAAGACTCAAATTAATGTACTCCGAAATTGGATTTATATTCAACCCAGCACTTGGTAGTTATGGAAATAGTGATAACGAAGGTAATATTTATCAAAGACATATAAGACTCGCTCCGTCAAAACCAAATAATAATACTAGTCAAGGACAACCTACACAGGGAAATTCTGGAAGTGGATCACAAAATCCTAACCCCACTGATCCAAATAAAGGACCTGCTGCTGAAGACGGTGTACTAGTATATAAAAATCCAAACGAATTTACTGGAACAGCAGGAGTCAGAAATTATTTAAGATTGAACGTTTATAAATACGATGATATTAACGAAGACCCTTATATATCATTACTCAGATACTTTGGAGATAAGAAAACAAAAGCATTAACTCTTAGAGCTGCAGACTTTGTTTATCTTAAAGATTTAGGAGTTTATCCTATAAATAGATTGTGGATATTAAGAAGATTTCCAGATAACTGTATAGTACCTAATAACTTATTGGCTTGGGGTAAAGCTGTAGAACCAGTTTCTACTGTTGTTGGATGGATAAAAGATAAAGAGGATACACCACTTTTATCTTTGAATTTCAACGAGGTATGGACTGATCAAAATGAAATGATTGATAAAATTATGACTCAAATATTAAGTGATAATTTTAATTATAAAATGCCAATGACGATCCCCGTGCCAGGTTGGTCACAAGGTTTATTATTTGGTATGTTAAATGCTATGGGTTTTACAGACGATTACAACGCAATGAACGTACCAACTGGTGATCCTAACGTTTTAAGAGTCGGTAAAATGAGAGATGCAAGTGGTGCTCAAGGATTACAATCAAGAATGAACCTTTCATTGGAAACAACCTACGAACAAAAATATATCAACGGTGTTGATCCAGGACTGGCAATGATGGATGTTCTATCTAATTTGTTTAAAATGGGAACATCAGATCAAAAATTTATATTAAGTAATAGCCCAATGTTACAACAATTAATAGGAAATATAAATGGTAAAAAGAACGTAAACGCCTGGTTAGACTTTATTAAAAATTTAATAGGGGCTTTTGTGAAAGGTGTGGCGACATTTATAAGTGCTATGGGGACAGGAGAATCTTTTGTTACATCGGCAAACGCGGGTGGTTCTGATCAATCAACTGGCTCAGAATCCCCAGATAAAAATTCAATCGGTACTACTGGCGGTTTAGTATCAAATGTTGCTAATTCTATTTTAGCTGGTACAATAGCAAAATATAGATGGCCCCTAAAAGGTTCTATTGCCTTAATGAGCGGTATTAATACAACCCCTTGGCACTTAACAATAGGCAACCCTTATTCCCCTATTATTAATATAGGTAACGTTTATGTTAGTAACGTTGAAGTTAAATTGAGTAACGATTTGGGTTTCAATGATATGCCAGCAAGGATAGATGTTAATATAAGTGCTGATTTTGGAAGACCGCTTGGTAAGCAGGAGTTAGAGAAGATGTTTAATAATGGGTATAAGAGGGTATATTCGAAGAAGTCACCGGGTAGTGTAACCGAAACAACACCAGTATCGAGTAATGTAACGGCGAGTGGACAACCAGCGAGTGTAAATGTGTTGGGAAATGAAAATCAACCAGCCAATACAAAGTCTATGATTAACAAAGATGTTTATTCACCGTATCCTTAAAAATAATATAATTAAATGAGTTATTTATATACAAATGAGATTGCAGTCAGAGATTTAAAACAGGGAAACCTTGTAGATATTATTGATCCAGTTATTATATGGGACGATACTCTGAATTATTTGCCTTACGTGGTATCACGCGAAGAGGCTATGAGACCTGATTTAATATGTTTTAATATATATGGAAATTTTAATTATATAGATGAGATGTTGACTTGGAATAATATATTATTGCCTTGGAGTATTAAAGAAGGACAAATAATATATTTTCTTGAAGAAGATGATATTACCGCTTTACAATTACAGGCTAAAGCAGATGATCAAGAAATTGTCGCACAACTTGTTAATCCTGATAAGGATACGAAGAAAGATCCTAATAGAGATACAGGCACTGGATTACCACCAACTATTAAACCTGCTGGGTTAAAAGAGGTGGAAGTAGATTTTAATAATAAGACAATAAAAATAATGGATAGATTTAAATGATGAACTACTACTACACTGAAAGTGTAGTAGTTTCAGGAAATTGATTCCTTCTCTTTAAGCGTTTCGTTGCTTGTGCCTAATTTCTTGGGTCTTATTTTTGCTCCACGCTCGTAATCAGTCGTTCCAACTGATATATTTTTCCTATATCCTTCGTTGAGGATATTAGTTGCCGCGTTAAAATCTCTATCGTGCTTCTCACCACATTTAGGACAAATCCAAGTTCTGTCTTTTAGTGTTAAACCATTATTGATCCAACCACATTTAGAACAGGTTTTAGATGATGGAAAAAACCTATCAATATGGATTACTTGCTTGTCGTTCCACCCTGCTTTGTATTCTAAAACATCTATGAAAGTTCCCCACGCAACATCAAGGATAGATTTATTTAATCCTGATTTTGCTGATTGACCGTTAGGTAAGTATTTTCCATTTTCGTTCTGTTTTGGCTTACACCTGTGAGACATTCCTTTTATATTAAGGTCTTCTAGATATATTATATCAAAGTTCTTGATTAAATTAGTGGTTGTTTTTTGTATTAAATCCTGTCTTGAATTAGTAATCTTTTCGTAAATTCTAGCAACTTTTATTCTTTGTTGCTCATAACGATTTGATTGATTGGTCTTTCTTGATAGATATTGTTGATTTAATTTTAATTGATGTTGATAGTGTCTTAAAAATCTATGGTTCTTGATTTTCGTTCCATTAGACAACACTAAAAAATCTTTTATTCCTAAATCTATTCCTACTGATAGTCCTGTTTTACTAACAGGTATATATTCTTGTTCTGTTAGAATTGAAACAAAGTATTTTCCGGTAGGAGTTTTTGATATATTTGCTCTTTTGATTGTTCCTTTAATTTTTCTTTCCATTATCATTTTTATGCCTTCAATGAATTTTGGAATAATTAATTTAGTTCCATCATATCTTACATTTTGTGGCACAGTAAATGAGTTTTTTGATTTCCTTGATTTAAATTTAGGAAATTTTGCTCTTCCAGCAAAAAATCCAGCATATGCTGTTTCTAAACATTTTAAAGAAAATTGTAATGTCTGGGCGTTTATTTCTTTCAGCCATTGTTTATCATTGTTTTTTTTCAATTGAGTTAAATAACCAGACTGTTTATTATATGTTAGTGATGCTTTATTATTCAAGTATTCCTCTTTTCTTTGATTTAAAAAATAATTATAAGTCCATCTAACAGAACCAAAATGCTTGGCTAAAAGAATTGATTGTTCCTTTGTTGGTTCTATCCTGAATTTATATGTATATTTAATTACTTTCAATTTTATACCATTTATTTTTCTGGTATAAGTATATATTAAATGAAAAAAGTCATTTTTTTCTAAAATAGAAAAATATTTTACCTGTCGATAAATTTCCAATTATAAAATTTCGACAAGACTAAATTTAATATATAAAAGAAAAACTATTTCGTGATAGAAGTAATAACCAGATCAGGTAAAAAACTGGTACCTCTAAAATTTGATTACAAAGAAGGGGTTAAAGATAAAGACGCTAAAAGTTACGCTGAAGACATCGGTAAGATGCCGTATATTGTTATGAACGGTGTTACAATTGAAAGTAAAGATATAACTTATTTTAAATTACACAATGATAGATATTTACCTGAAATAGAAATGACTTTTTCTGATCCAACAAATAAAATATTCGATTCAAAATATCCTTTAGATCAACAAAAGATAAGTTTACTAATAAAGGCCAATGAAACATTACTTATGCCAATAAGAATGGATTTCTGGATAACAGAATTTGGTTCAGCAAAAAGTAAAGGTGGAGATTCAGATAGTAAAGTCTACGATTTAGTGGCAAAATTAGATGTCCCTCTTATTATTAAGAACTCAAGTTTTAAAGGAACAAGTTACGAAGTTCTAAAGAAAATTGCAGAACAAACTGAAATGGGATTTGCTTCAAATATAGAGAACGATACAAATGATAGTATGACTTGGATTAATTGTGGAATCGACTACGTTAGAGAACAAATACCAGAAATTGTAAAACGTTCTTATATAAGCGATAATACTTTTTTATGGGCTTACGTTGATTTTTGGTACAATCTTAATTACATTGATATTGAAAAACAACTAAGTTTAAGTACTAAAGACGATAAAGGTTTACCTGGATGTGAAAGATTAAGTGGTGAGCAGAAAACCATACCTCTTATTTTATCTAATCATCCTAACTATAATCAAACAAATCAGTATATTGATAAATTTAATTTATTGAATAATTCTACTGATGTTAATTTTAAATTGGGTTATAATCCTCATATTTATTACTACATGACTAAAGAGAAGAATGTATCTAATGTTTTATTAGATACAATATCTACTAAGGGTGATAAAAGTGATAAAATAGTTATGAAAGGACAACCAACTGATAATAATTACGGATTAGATCAACAGAAGAACTATTTTATTGGTAAAAATGATACTGATAATTCACATAAAAATTACTTATACGCTGAGCAATTGAATCTTCATAATATTGATTTCTTACAAAAAATCAGAATGGTTATAGTTCTAGGTACTATTAATTTTGGATTATATAGATTTCAACCTGTTAATATTCAGTTATATAAAACTAAAGAATTAGATGATAATCCAAATCCAGTGACAGTTGATGACGTTAAAACTTCTAAGGACGTTGATAAATATAAATTGAATGAAAGGTTGAGCGGGGACTGGCTTATAATAGGAATAAATTATTCTTTTACTAATGGTGGAAGTTTAACACAAGAAATAACAGTTATAAGAAGAGAACTAAGTGCAGCTAAAATAGCCAAAAATAGCTAAAAAATTAAAAGATAATTAATGGAAGATAGTAACTTAATGACCGTTAACAAATATTTGAAAGGTTACAATAGTAACACAAGAGAGGTTATAGAACCAGGGTTTGTAGACGTGCAAACAACTGTCGACTATGACTCTGGTAACTTTAAATACGGATCGGAATATATTGGTACGGATAGTTACCAAGATCCATTATTTTTCTTTCAAGATCCTCTTTTAACTACATTTGATATTATTCTAGATACCACAAATTCACCACTTTTTATAAACGGCACTAATAGTTTAGACGGTTTCTTACAAGATTATAGTGAAATATATTCAATAAGAGCAAGACAAAAAGTACATCAAGAATTTAAAAGAACTATATACAACCTATTCAACGCTGAATTTAAACCAATAGATAGAAACAAATCTTATTACATAAATAGTATAGCAGGACTAGATAAATTTACAGCAAGAATTGTTGACTTCGAAAAGGATAAAATTACTATTAACCTCAATGAAGACGTATCAATGATCGCAGGCTACCTCGCTCAATTGTATAACAACTTATCGTACTCTTACAGAGATCAAAGACAAATGATACCAGCTAACTTATTGAGATTCAATATGTACGTGAAAGTACATGATGTTAGGAATATGCCTTTTTACATACCAACAACAGGTGAGACTACAATAACCTCTTTTAATAAGTCATACCAGATATATTTGTTAAGAGATTGTACTTTTGATTTTAGGAAGTCAAAGAATTTTGATGATTCTATAACTGTTGGTGGATTTGACGCTGGTGCTCCAACTAAACCTTCTACTATATCAATTGATGTTGTTTATAAGTCTATTGAGGTAGAATCTGAATATCCATTAATTATGGATAATTTCTCTAATCCTGAAAGTACAGCGTTGAAAATGAATAATAAAGATAAAGATATTCTAGCTTATATTGATGGATTAAATACTGTTTTCACAAATAACGCAAAATTACCAGAAGATTTTGCTGCTCAAATATCTTCTGATAGTGAATTAAATAACGATGGTACATCGCCTTTATCAATCAATGCTACTAAAGAAGATAAAGATAAAGCTGCGAAAGATAATTATAAAGGTGGAGTAGTATCATCTGATAACGGAAGTAAGACAAGAGAAAGTGATATAAAGGGGTTTAATAGAGGTTGGGAACCAGCAGTTAAAAATAGTGACGTTACAACTGATGTTACTGTAACAACCAACGCTGACGTATATAGTGCACATGCTTCTGATCTTGATAGTTCAAGAGGATGGCAGCCAGAAGTTCAAGGTGGTGACGTAACAACAGATACATCTGTAACAACATTCGCTGACGTACAATTTGCACACTCTTCTGATTTAGACGGAACAAGAGGTTGGACACCGGAAATTATTTCAAGTGATATAAACTCAGACACTTCTGTAACAACATTCGCTGACGTACAATTTGCACACTCTTCTGATTTAGAAAGTGTACCATATATGTTTGATCCATCTGTTTTTGGAAGTGATTGGAATTACGGTTTTGGTTACGCTGGTCCCGAGATGGATTCTATAAGAATTAGTATAATGTCCCAATTGAATTTCAATTTAGCTGGACTTTTATTCAGTTTGCCTTTCAGAATAATAGGTGCTTTTTTTGGTGGTTATCACGGAATGCAAGAAATGTATATTGATACATATGCTCCAAATATTCCAGCAATGCCAGATATAAATGTGAATAAAACTTCTCCTCACATTCAAGAAGCATTAACTGGTAGTATAGATACTACTATTAAAACACAAGATCCTTTAACAGGATCAATAGATACAAATATTAAACCAATTGTACCATTAACTGGTTCAATTGATACAACATTTAAACCGCAAGTGCCTTTAAATGTAAAAATTGATACGACTTTTGATACTAAAGAACCTTTAACTGGAACAATTAACACTTCATTCGATCCTAAGAAACCTTTATCTGGATCAATTAATACAGCTTTTAAACCTAAACCATTATTGTTTGGTTATATAGGTACTTCATTTACTCCACATCCACCAGTTAGTGGAACAATTGATACATCATTTAGACCACACCCACCTGTTAGCGGTGTAATAGACACGTCATTCAGACCACATCCACCAGTGAGTGGAACAATTGATACTACCGCAAATCCACACCCACCAGTAAGTGGAACAATTGATACATCATTTAAACCTCATCCACCAGTGAGTGGAACAATAGACACTTCATTTACTCCACATCCTCCTGTTAGTGGTGTTATAAGTACTTCATTTAAACAACAAGTGCCTTTAACTGGAACAATTGATACAACATCAAGGGCACAAGGAGAAGTTATTCTTGGATCTTTATATACAAATGATTACAAGGAAAGAAATGTTAATTTAGGATTATTATATCTTGGTGTAACACACGAAAATATATTACCTATAACTTATCTTTACGCTAAATCAGAGAAGTTCAATAGTTTAGCAAATTATTACGTATCTAATAACGCTGTAAGTGAAAATAAAAAACTTTTCAATTTATCTATTGATCAGACAGTAAGAACTCTTACTCCATTCGAATTGATATATGAATATAATAATAACATAGATGTTAATAAAACATTGAATAATATCACATTATATAATAATGAAATTAATAGAGTTAATAATATGGTAGCATTGAATGTTATAGATAGTATAAGAACAAAACCTGATTTCACAGAAGTAAAATTGTATAACAATACTAATTTTGAAAAAACTTTGGCTTTAAGATATTTATATGATAAAGTTGAAGATAATAAAGTATTAGGTAGAGAATATTTATACGAAAAAGTTATCAATGATAAAAAATTGGATGGTCAATTGATTTCTTTAGAAAGTAATAATGACCTTACTACTGTATTGAATTTAGGTAATATAGTAACAACTAAACCAACCGAAAGAGGATCTGTAGAACTTGGTTTATTATACGAACCAAGTAAGATTAAAAAGATTTTAGAACCATATAGATTATTCGAGCCAAAAACCAAGAAAACTTTGGATCTTGGAAAAATATCTGGGGATTTTATTGAGAAGAATATTAACAGTTTAGTTGAAACAGAAAGCAAAAAACCATTTGGTTTAGTTGCGGAATACGACGCTAAACCAATAGCTGTAGTAAATAAATTAGAAGAATCGAGAAAAGATTTTGAACAATCTAAAGCAGAACAAGTAATAATTGAGGATAAACCTTTAGTTAAGCAATATATAAGTGAGAAAGAAATAAAAGATAATTCACTTCACGGTGATACAATATTTGATACAGGTGATTATAAAAAAGAAAAACCAGGATTAGACAATGAAAGACTTAGATAAACTATGGGTAGGACTAGTTGAAGATAATAAAGATCCAGATAGAATTGGTAGAATCAAAGTGAGAGTTCAAAGTGTATATGATGATATACCTCTTGAGGATATACCTTGGGCCAATTCAGTTAAATCTTTGAGTTGTAGATCTTATGAGGTTCCAGCTATAGGTAAAATTGTATCAGTAATATTTCCTAATGATAATATCTACGAACCTTATTATATGTTTGCTGATCATTATAATGTTAATTTACAAAAGAAATTAAAGGATTTGAGTGACGATGAATATGTTAATTTTTTTGCTGCTCTTTTCGATCATAGAACAAAAGTATATTCAGATGATACTGAATTAACTATGGATTATTTATATAATAAAATAACTATTACAAACGACGATATCAATTTAGAATTAAAAGATAATAGTAGAAAAGTAAATATTGGTTGCCAAACTGCTAGTCAACAAGCTGTACTCGGTAATCATTGGTTTGATTGGATGGATAAGTTTGTTGAGGCTTTAGTGAAACCATCATCTTTAATTGGCAACTCTGGTGCCCCAGTATTAAAACCAGAAATTGATCAGTTACTAGTAGAATACAGAACACTTAGAGAAACATTTGTTTCAGATCACGTTTATATCGTAGATGATAATAAAGTTGATAAATTAGAAATGAAGTACAATTCTCCATTCTTAGACGATGGTGTTAAAATAAATTCTACAAATGTAACAGATATTAAAAGTGTAACAGATGGTGCTCCACAATCTTTATCTGAAAAAATAAAAGATCAAAAAAATAAAGAATTAGAAACTTTAAAAAACGCAGTCCCTAGTGACGCTACTAAAGAAGATAGAATGGTAGATTTACCCGAAGACGACGGTCCTGTACCAGATCCTACCAAAGTGGGTGAAATAACAGTTTACTTCGAAATAAAACCTTAATAAATTATGCCAGATAAAGTAGAAATAACACAAAAAAGATACGACGAAATAAAAAATAAAGATTTACAAGACAGTAATCTTGATGTGTATGAAACGGTTGATAATCAGCAGGACGCTGACGATATTATATCTTCTATGGATAACTATGTCGACGAAGATATAATGATGGAACAAGATACTGATCAGACAGCCTACGGTTACGATCCAAACGCTAACTATGTTTACAAATCACCAGATGACGGTTTATACGTTGATAAAAATGCACCAATCGCTAGTAGCACTACTAATGGTAAACCTTATACTGGATCTGGTGTTAGTGTTGGATGTAAAGATATAGTTAATAATTTTAGTAGGAGCTTGAAAATATCAAAACATTTTACTCTTTCTGATGTAGCTGTATATTTTAATAGATTAGAGGATAAGACTGTAAGCATTAAAAGAAATGGAAAAAGAGAAACAGTAAATTTTAGTAAATATCAATTAGCTTGTAATCTAAAAGCTTTAGCTGTTAATGTGTTAGATAAAATTAAAGATCAATATCCCGATATGTCCATTAATAGTTCTATAAGAAATTTGGGCACTGGATCAGAACACGAGACTGGACAGGCTGCGGATTTAAAGTTTCCAAAACACAAAAAGAAAGATTATTACCTAATAGCAAATTGGATAATGCAGAATTGTCCTTATAATCAATTATTTTTAGAATACAGACCATCTGAAAATCCAAGAGGTGGATGGATTCACGTATCTTACGCTGATCCTAAAAATCTAATATTTGGTGCTTCCAAAGTAGTATCTTCTCTATATAATGATAAATCAGACGCTCCTGGCACAAGAGGAGGTCTATCAAATATAATGTCCAATGGAGATTGGTATGGTTAATATTTAAAATTTCTTTTTAATATATAGATACATGAGTTTTGTTAAAACATACGAAGAGTGGAAATTTGGTGACGCTAATAATGAAGATTTACCAGCAGAAAATGTTGATAAATTTGCTAGACACAACCCCATTAAAGTACACCCAGAAGCAGAAAAAACTTTAATCTTCACACCCGAAGACGAAGAAGGATACCCATTTAAAATAGACGATAGGACACACGGTATCGAAAGTCACGCTATCAAACATCTATACGAGTTCAAACCAAAATTATTCTCAGAATATATAGAAAAATCTAGAGACATTCTAATGCCTTATATAGATGAACAAATGAAGATTCTGGATAATAGAGGATATATAATTGACGACATTACTGAATACGAAGATATAGAAGAAATGAACCCTTATTATATAATAAATGCTTTAGACTTCATCAACGATAAAACATATAAGAACGAAGAACTTACAGAAGTAGAAGAAAAACTTATAAAATTAGTTATATCACCAATCACAGATGAGTACTGGAGATTAATAAACTGGATATTTAAAAACGCTGTTAGAGTTCAAGATTATAGAAAAGATATGGGTAATAAACCAGTATATTATACAGTATCATGGAAAGCTGGTAATCAGATGCTTAACTATTACGATCCAAATACAAAAGGGTTAATGGGAATTACAACAGATAAGTTAAGAGTGAACACTTTATTTAAGATCACAAATAATACTATTTATGAGTATTATAGAAATTTAAAAGAGGGTAGTAAGAAGCCAATACCAAATTCAGAAATTTTAGGTTTTCTCAGAACATACGGTAAATAATTAAACCTTTCACTATTTTTTTGATAAAATATAAAAAATAATGAACTGTTATGTCTGTTAAAAATCAATTATTTTGGAGAAAATATCGTCCAAAGACCTTAAATAATTTAGTCTTATTACCTAGAATTAGAAAAGTAATAGAAAATGGAATTCAACAAGACCTCATCCTACATGGTCATCCAGGTACTGGTAAATCTACTTTAGCTGAAATTTTACTTAAAGATAAGCATTTTATAAAGATTAATGCTTCTATGGAAAATGGTATTGATACTCTTAGAGATAAGATATTAGATTTCTGTGAAACAATGCCTAGTCCTTTTGTTAAATCAACTGATAAAATGAAATACGTTTATCTTGAAGAGTTTGATAAAGTCACAAACAATTTCCAAGACGGTTTTAAAGCGTTCGTTGAAAACTACGACGAAAGAGTTAGATTCATTATATCTATGAACGATATAACAAACGTCATACCAGCTTTGATATCAAGGTTTACAAGAATATCTTTTAATCCTTCCAACGATGAAGAAAAGAATTATCTATTAAGTAACTATCACAAGTACCTATTAAGTGTATCTAAACATTCTAAAATGGATGTGGATGATACTGTATTAAAGAGAATAATAAGTACAAATTTTCCAGATCTTAGGGCTTCAGTTCAACAGTTACAAACAATGCAAATAACTGGCAGTGAGGACGAAATGGCTAGTGGTGATTATAGTGACGTCATAGGATATATGATGAATGGTGATAATAACTTCTCAGATAATTTTTATTTTGTAATGGATAATTGGGTTAATCAACCAAAAGATTTACTTGATATTCTTGGAAGACCTTTATATTATCATTTACTTAGAAACAATCAAAGTATAATCGACGAGAAAGGTTTTATGTTGTTAGAACTAACAAAGAAATATAACGCTGAATTTGAGATAACTACTGACCCACCTCTTCATGTATTCTCACTTATTTGTGATATGAAAGCAATTTTAAACGGATGAAAGAAGTATATTATAAAATGGGAGAGTTCTCAGTTGACGTAATGCCAGACGCTACACCAATTGAACATTTATTGAAATTAAAACACGAAGCCCAAGAAGCAATTGATGAACCAGGTGATATCGTAGAATACGCAGATTGTCTATTGGCTTTATACGCAGCGGCTTATAAATCAGGATTTACTTACGAAGAATTAAGAAAGGCTGGTGAAGAAAAGATAGAAGTTTTAAAGACACGAAAGTGGAGACGAATAGAAGACGGTACTTATCAGCACATAAAAAAAGAGGACTTATAGTCCTCTTTTTTTATTTTAATCTAAATGTCTTTAGAAATTAATAGCTATTCCAACATTTTGTTTAGATGGAGTTAGGGTGATGTTTTTGCTTCGATTCACTAAAACTGCAGCTTTACCGAAGTTAACACCAGCTAGAATGAATTCAATTCCACCTAATACAACACAAGTTACACCAGTATAAAATCTCCAAGTGTTTGGATAATTAACGTAGGGGCTTGGTTGATAAGCCAAGAACAAAGCTCCTGTGCCACCTAACAAAAACCCCCAAGCTAAATCTAGACCACCTTGTTTCCTAAGTTTACGTGCTTGTTCATTCAAGTCGTAATAACTTTGAGAATGTTGCTGCTGTTGAGGAGGATTACTTCTCAAATCAAGATTTTGACTTGGTTGAGTTGGATTAATAGGATCGTTAACACCTTGAGTGAATCCTATTAAACTTGTTAAAAATAACGCGATAATCAATAATAATTTTTTCATAATTTTTAATTTTTTTTATTCATGAAGTATCATAAGACCCCAATGACAACCAGACCAACCAGGTGCAAATTTGTAACATTTAACAATGAATTTATACCAACCAGACGATGTTGGTTGGAAATCAACTATTGCTGTGGATTCAGTTTTAGTGTCTTTAATTACAAGTTGATAGGTGCCATCAGACATTCTTTTCCATACTTCAATATCCATATCTTCAGCTTTACCACTTTCACCGATAAGATAAGCTCTATAAGTATAACCATAAGTTAATACTCTAAAACATTCTTTTGGCTCAGATTTAATAATATCAAATTCAAGATGAACTATCTCATACCCTTTTGTGGTTTCAACTAAATCAATAGCTTCCCACATAGTTTTAACGATTGGTTTCATACTCTTGGAATCGTATTCATTAAACCCCTGTGAATAAGAGACTAAAGACGCGAATAAGATTGCAATAACACATAATAATTTTTTCATAAGCGTTTTTCTTTTCTTTTTTATATGTTACAAAAATAATTTTGTTTAATTTTTAGCACAAAAAAGGGGTAAATAACCCCTTTTCTTTATTTCTTTATCAACTGTGCGTCAATGAAATCTAAATCCACTAATACTCTTTTAGTTTCCACTTTCTTATCTTTGTATCACGTTCTTTGAGTAATTTTGTCAGTAGCCGATCCGGTTCCGGGATCGTCTTTTTAGGCGGGAGATAATAAGTTTCGCGGACTAATTATAAAATACTGATTCACAGTAATTTGTTAGAATTTAACATTTTTTAACAATTTAGTTCTTGACATTTGGTTTTTTTGCCTTATCTTAGCAGAAAAATTAAAGGCTATGAAAATATTTAACATCATGTATGGGATTTAAAAGCAGTAACCTATCCACATACATTGAACTAAATTAAAGGTACAACTGCACAATTTGGCACAAACACCCATATATTTTTTATTGTGTGTTATGCGCTGACAATTATTGAATTATGAAAGAAACACAATTTAAAGTATTAATGCACACAGGACAGTATGTAGATACTAATTTACTTGAAAAGGGTATTTATTCAACATCTCGACCAACATTATACGGCAAGGATGCAACGATTGAACTATTAGAACAACAAGGCAAAACAATGAAGGATATGACAGGTGAATTATTCATATCTGAAAAATGGTTTGAAAATTTACGACTATGTAAATTAGTGGACGTTTCCCTTGTTTGCGCATAACGAGATGCAGCTACCCGAAGGCTGCCAGACAAATGACCGATTGAAACAAATAATTAGCAGCAGCTTGCGGGTAGGTGCTGTTAGCAAATCGTTTAAAAATAATGCTTATAAACTCAAAAACAAAATGAGTTGCTACAATAAAAGGACATGGATAAATAAAGTCACATCACCATCGACAGGGAGCGTGGTAGCATTTAATGGTGATGTTAAGTATAGCGACGGAAATGAGCGTACTACCTTTTTAGAAATATCAGATTGCTACCATACAGTACGGATCATTAGGAATACCGAAAACATAGATGATTTTATAGATAAAATGAAATTATTGAAATCTGAAATAGAATTGTTTATTAATCATTTAGAAAAAACAAAATGATAAACGTATTAAGTATTAAAGAAATAAAAGCAGGGAGTATTGTTACACGGGTATGCCCTGCCAATGGTTATTCCGGGGATGGGTCTTATGTCGGAATGAAATTGGAGCTGATTGGGATAAATAAAACTAAAATTATCCTAAAGAGTTTAGAAGATAAAGATCGGAGAGTAATCCGTCTCTCTCTGAAAGATTTACAATACGGATGGAGAAAATACGAATTAGCTGGTGACAAAAAATATGATATTACTCCCCATAATGGACGGAAAGGACAATTAAGAGTCCAATATGTTTATTTAGGAATTGAATTGGATAATCTAAGGGGAGGCGATCTTGATGATAAGTTTGGCGATTACCTAACTATATGCCGTTATCTTGAGAGTATTAACTGTAATGTATAG